AACACATGGCACAGGCTAGTGCGTCCTCGTGGAAAGACGAGTGGTTCACAGTAGTCCTGAGTGCGCCTGTAATAGCAATTATGTGGGGCGTAGGTATGAACGATCTTGATATCATTGGTCGCGTAGGTATGGCTTTTGCAGAGCTAGACAGGTTACCTGAGTGGTATCAATATCTTTTGTACGTTGCAGTCACAGCCAGCTTTGGCATACGTGGTGCTGACAAGCTAATGCAGCTTAAGAACGGTAAATAAGCTATGGCTTTGAGTATTGAATTAACCGGCTTAACAGATCTTCAGTGGCGAGCTATATATGAGTTTTTAAATCGCTATCTGGTTCCAAATATTGTTAAAGAACCCGGAAGTACTAGAGGACAAATATTTAAGGCTTACTTAGAGCAAATAAATTTAGTTGCTACGGGTCAGCTTGGTATAGAAGATTTTCTATCGAACATAGGAGATATTTTTCCTGTTGCTGGAGAAGATAACAACAGGTTTAGAGAACTAGCAGAACAGGCGCAGTACAACGGGTTTTTAGGCGCATTTGAAGAACTTTTAAATTCAGAAGATCCTGCTTCTGCAATACAAGGTTTTTTTGAGCGTTACGAAAATGCAGGAATAGCTAATAATTCTATCATACTAGGCGAATTAGACAGCTTTGGCGGCATTAACTCGTTTAACCTGATGAACCCTCAGAACATTCTAGACAGGGCGATTCTTGGTGACGGAGATATTGGCGTAACCGTACAAATGTGTACTACCACAGTCACCACAAACTGTGTTGACCCTAGAGCAATAAAAGACATCTGGGAAGATTTTGGTAGACACGTACAGGTAATCTTTAAGGGGCTTGAGATTCCGGGGTTGCCTGATTGGTTGCCTCTTCCGGGTATCATGCGTCTCCCAACTATCGGAGAAATATGGGACAAAATTAGTGGGCCTTTTAACGACGCCGCTAGAGAGCAGATGCAGGACTGTATGTCCAAAGACGATGACGGTGACGGAGTAGCCAACACCGCGTCTTACTGCTACGAAAATAGAGATATTGCTGGCATCATTACTCAAGGAATACTTGATGGGGCTGATAAAATAGTTGACGCTACAATAGAAAAAGTAGGGGAGCTAGTAGATAAAGCGCTAGAACCTCTCGACTGTGTTGTAGATCCAGCATCCTGCGCTGGTACGATTAAAGATACTATTGAAGGCATCCTTGGAGGCGCTGACCCGACTCAACCGGGACTTCCTGATTGGATGAGAGTTATCATCATCGGTTCTCAGTACGGAGACGAAGTACTCAAAGAGCTAGAAAAGATATTTGGTAGCGACATCGACGGTGATGGTACTATTGGTATCGTGCCTACTCAGGAATACTGTGCAGACGGGGTTACAATTAAGAAAGACGCCGAAGGCACTAACTGTCCAGAGTACGCTCCGTTTGGCTATTGTGCAGACGGTACAACTAAGAAAACAGATGAAGTTGGAACTAACTGTGCTGAGTACGCTCCCAACGGTTACTGCCAAGACGGAACTACAGTAAAAAGCGACGCCGCTGGGACTAACTGCCCAGAGTACTCAGAGTTTGGCTATTGTCAAGACGGTACAACTAAGAAGCAGGATGCCGCAGGGACTAATTGTTCTGAGTACGCTGAGTTTGGTTACTGTGAAGATGGTACTACTAAAAAGGAAGATTCCGCTGGAACTAATTGCAAAGAGTACACTCCAGACTATGGGATGTGTGATGACGGGTTAACTAAAAAAACAGACGCTGAAGGCACTAATTGTCCGGGGCCAGAGCCTGAAGTAAATCCCGGAGATCCTTGTGATTTAGAAGACGGAAAAACTGGATCTTATCAGTACGTAGGAGACGAGTTACAGTGTTTGCCTGATGCTCCTGAGTTTGGCTTCTGTCAAGACGGAGTAACTGAAAAAGCAGACGCAGACGGTACTAATTGTTCAGAATATGCTCCTAACGGCTACTGTCAAGATGGTACAACTAAGAAAGACAATGCAGAGGGGACTAACTGTACTGAGTACTCAGAGTTCGGCTACTGTCAAGATGGTACAACTAAGAAAACAGATGCCCAAGGTAGTAACTGCTCAGAAAACATTTGGGACGGAAACTGCACAAGCCCACAACCAGACGCCGCTCAATCGTTTGCACACCAAGCGGCACATAGAGCATGGGCAGAACAATGTGGACAAACTCATTGTACTGATGGTACTACAATAGATTCACACGTAAACGGGGATTGTCAACTAGGTTTAACATCAGACTGCCAAGATCCACAGACAGACGAACAAAAAAGAAACTGTGGGTGGACAGAGTGTGGTACAAACACAGCAAACCCCGGAGTACTTGTTCAAAGCATAGATCAGTGTGGAAGTCCTGTAGATTGTTCAGAAATTACAGATGCTAATTATGAAGCCTGTGATAAAGTTAAGTGTGACGATGGATCTTTTGTAGATACAGTAGAACAATGTATTTCTGCTCCTGATTGCTCAGAGATTACAGACGCTAATTACGAAGCCTGTGGTAAAGTTAAGTGTCCTGATGGTTCTTTTGCTGATACTTTAGATGCTTGTTCTGCTGTCGTAGACTGCTCAGAAATTACAGATGCTAATGCAGTACAATGTGGTAAGGAAAAGTGCCCTGATGGAACATTTGCTGACATAGGAACTTGCCCAGAAGTTACTGAGTGTACAGGCGGTCAAAAAGACTACGGTAACGGTTGTGAAGACCCTTGTGAATTTAACAACGGAATCCCTGCTTCATCTCTGGAGTGTATAGACCCTGAAGGATCTTGTGCTAACGGGGCGGTTGATTATCCTACCTGTACTCAGTGTGAAGACGGTTCTATTCCAGATGCTATAGATGGTTGTGCTGGCCCTACGATTAACTGCGCTGATTACAACCAACAAACAAACGAAGATGGAACCTGTGGCCCGTGTTTGCCGGGGTACATAAAAGACACTAGCCAGCCTGATGAGCCTTGTGTTGCAGCACCAGAAGATCCGTGTCCCGCAGGGTTTGCTCTAAATAGCGCAACAGGGCTATGTGAGCCTGTTACGTGTCCTGACGGTGAATCCTTCTGTGAAGCTACTGGACAATGTGAGACTGCTGAAAACTGTCCCGACGGTGGTGATGACGGAGGAACAACAGGCGGGGGAGGCTCCGGTGGAGGCGGCGGCGGTGGAATGTTTGACATTAAGCCTATTACAATTTCAGGAGATCCTCAGTTACTCTCAAGAACAGAGTTTCCAATTACAGATTTCTTAGCTGGCTTATTTACTGGCTCTGGAGGCGGTAGAGCATGACATATTTAAACTTAGTAAACAACGTCCTCAGACGCTTACGTGAAGACGAAGTATCCAGCGTCACTGACAACACCTACAGCAAGATGGTAGGTGACTTTGTTAACGACGCTAAGAAGATTGTAGAAGACGCTTGGGATTGGTCAGCACTTAGGACTACTCTGACGGTAACTACGTCTTCTGGCATCTTTAACTACGTACTCACTGGATCACAGAACAAGATCAAGGTACTAGACGTAATCAATGATACCTCAAACATCTTTATGCAGTACCAGACTCAACACTGGTTTAACGATAAGTACTTGAACCAATCACCGCCTAGTGGCGCACCTGAGTACTACACGTACAACGGTGTTGACTCTAGTGGCGACACTCAGGTAGATATTTATCCTAAACCTGACGGTGTGTACAGCTTGAGATTTAACTGTACGCTAAGAAACCCTGAGCTAAGCTCTGACACAGATGTACTGTTGATTCCTAGTCAGCCTGTAATACACATGGCAGTAGCTCTGTTAGCTCGTGAGCGGGGCGAGACAGGCGGTACATCAGCACCTGAGTACTTTGGTATTGCTGATAAGTTTTTGTCTGACGCTATTGCTATGGACGCACAGAAGCACCCCGAAGAAACCATCTGGTACACTCCGTAGGAGCCTGACGTATGGCACAACAGTTACAAAGTATTAACTTAGTTGCTCCTGCGTTCAAGGGTGTCAACACAGAAGACTCGCCGTTAGCTCAAGATCCGTCTTACGCTGACGTTGCTGATAACGCTGTGATTGACAAGCGTGGACGTATTGCTGCACGTAAGGGTATCGAAGTTGTTACTACTGACAAGACTGAACTAGGTACTGACTACGTACACAAGATTCACTACTTCTACGATGACGCAGGTAACGAAGTAGTGTTTACTGCGGGTAACAACAAGATAATGACAGGGACAACTACCCTGACTGATGTTACTCCCGGCTCGTACACTATTACTGCTAACAACTGGA